GGTGAACTACTCTGTTGTTCTGTCATCTGCTCAAAACCTGATGTATCTAATACACCCTTATATGAGACTTTTACTTCTTCGTCCATTTTTTCAACTCCTCTATCTGTTTAGTCGAGAATATTTTAATGTCATACTTAGCACACCATTGTTCATAGGTAATTTTATTACCTTTAGCCACCTTAGAATGGGGACGGGGCATTAAGAAGATTAGCTCTTTGCCTTCAAAATTTAATTGTTCAGCAATAGACCTGTACTTCTGTCTATCCCCCGTCCTAAAGAACCCTTTAACTTCTATATAGTATCTACCCTTAACAAAATCAGGTGTGTAGTTCTTTCGGATAGTATAGGCTACCCTACAGGGTTCATACTTCCACTCCTTTCCCAATGCTGTGGCACATTCTTTCTCAAGCTTACTGCGAAATTTTATTGCCATCTTTGTCAACCTCTAGAACATTAGGTACATTTACAGTTTCAACTAGGAATCTTGGTCCATTAGCATATATAAATGTTCTGAGGTCTTTCCCCCAACATTCGTGCTTATAAGAACAATAGCTACATCCTACACCTAACTTCATATTGCCTGACTTACCATCGGGAATCGGCTCATAACATCTCTTAGGTGGCTTAGATAACTTAACTATATTCTTGATAGCTTTAATTCGTTCTACTATCGAGAAGAAGTTTAGTTTAGTCCAGTACCATTGAGACTCATCAGCCATATCATACTTCAAGTAAGTCAAATGTCCGTTGGTCTTATCCATAACTAACCAACCCATCTCTGTCTCACCCTCAGAATGAGCGTAACCTTTGATTTGGTCTACATATCCAAAGGGGTCATCATTTATTAGAGAACCATCTTTGAATTTCTTGAACCCGTAAGGTGACGCAGACTTAACATCAGTCACTATCCCGTCTATCTTACAGTCCATAGAACCTTTGATACCTTCTACCTCTGCTCTCTTCTGTGTATCAGTTACCTTATGTCCTGAGAGCTTCGCTAGAGCCAATACCATCTCTTCAATCAAATGACCGTAGAGGAATTTTATGCGAGTGTGAGGCATAAGTTTCTCACCCTCATATCCATTATAAGAATACCACAGTTGTCTATCCTTCTTACCTATGTTAGACATACGAAGTTTACGTCTATCAAACTCGTGTTCTGTAATATTATCCTTTAAGATTTTCTTCACGTTCTCACCGAAGTCATCTATTATTTTATCGACATCTACACCAAATTCAATCTTCTTGGTGTCTATCATTTGATATATGTCTTCTATCAGTGTGTCTGTACTCATTGTACCTCCTTACTTTTTAAATAAAATAAAACTTTTTGTATAGATTCTACTGTATCACCTAACTGACCTATAGACCTATTACATTTATTGCATAATACTCCTCTAAATTTCATAGTATTATGGTCGTGGTCATAACAAAGGCTATCTTTACTACCACAAACTTGGCACTTGTCACTGCTTGACATTCTCTTTTGATATTCTTCATATGTTGTGCCATATACTTTTTCTGCATAGTGTTTCTGTCTCTTGCGTAATATAGATTCACCATTCTTAGCTCGCCATATATTTTCTCTTTTGTTCTCACATTTATAACATAAATTTCTTCTGTTGTGAGTGTGTCTTTTACATATTACAAATAGATTTAATTCTTCCTCAGTTTTTGCAGTCAAATTACAATCTATGCAGGTTCTTAGTGTGTCTGTTGCCACGTTTTACCTACCTTATATTGACCGTCCAAAGGACAGTTTAAGTTAAAAGATTCACCTGCTTGTACTATTGCACCAACTGCTAGACCCCCGAAGAAATCTGCTTGGTCTTCCCTGACCTCACATTGGAACTCATCGTGTACATTAAGTACAAACTTGTAGTCTATATTGTATATTTTTGCATACCCGTCTAGCAGTATCAAAGCCTTCTTCATTATCACCGCACCTGCACTCTGTAATAGAGTGTTGAGTGCTGAGTGTTCAGAGCGTATGTGTAGTTTCCTACCATCTAATCCCCGTACCCATCCTTGCTTACTGGTGAGACGAACCTTATCTCTAAGGTTCTTTAGTGCAGGTGTGTTGTCTAGAAAGTTCTTCTTGAGTAGACGACCTCGAGGTGCACCACCACCTGCAACCTGACCTATCTTAACATCACCTGCTCCATATAGGAAAGCATAGATGAAAGTCTTAGCTTGGTCTCTAGTTTTGAGTCCGGCTGACTTCTGATTAGCAGTATGAATATCACCACTGACTACTTCTTTAGTATACTTAGCGTCATTCATATAGTGAGCTAACATTCTCAGCTCGAGACCACTAGCGTCTATACCTACTAGACTATAACCTTTAGGTACAATCCATAGGTCACGACAGTCAGCACCATAGTTACCATCAAAACCCCATAGAACATCACCATCTTCACCATACTTGGACGCAGGTACTTGAGCACAGTTAGGTTTGGAATGAGTCATTCGTCCCGTCACCGCACCACAAGGATTAACACTACCGTGTACCCTGCCAGTATCTTCATCTATAGCCTCTATCCAACTCTTGACCATAGCGATACGCTTAGTTATTGTCAGATAATCTACAATCAGCTGAGCTTCAGGTATGTCTACAGTCTTGAGAACCTTCTCGTCTACAATGACATTACCTTTCTCTGTGAAAGCTGTAGGTTTCCAACCGAAGTGCTGTAGATACTTAGCTATCTGCTGACGAGAACCAAGATTGAACTCAGGATACTCATAGTATCCCCATTCAGTCTCACCAGCACCTGTCCTCTCACCAATGTGTTGCCAACTAGCACCTTTATCCAACTGTGCTTGATAGCGTTTAGATATAGAACCATCTTTGTTCTTAGTCTTACCATCAGGATAATTGAGAGGTGTCCATACAGGTAGAGGTTCAAACCTTGCGTGTACCTCATCCTCTAGATAGATGACCATCTCTTTCATCTCAGCCAACAGCTCATACGCTCTCTTCTCATCGAGTAACATACCGTTATCGGTCTGCTTCTTGATGATGTCAGCGGTCTTATGTTCTATCTCTGCTGACTCTGTATCTTCCTGTTCGTTGAGGTGCTTATATAAAGCCTTAGTAACCCTTACATCCTGTCGGCAATACTCCACCATCTCTCGGGTACACCTTTCCCAACCGCCTTGATAGTCGTCCTTATACTTACCTAGCCTCTCTCCCCAAGAGCGGAGACTATGACCTCCCTCTAAACTAGGGTTGCTAAGTCTACTAAGTACAAGAGTGTCCCGTAGATTAAAATCCCAACGAAAGCCACTAAGCCTACGCAAGATAGGAACATCAAAGTTAATAATGTTGTGTCCAATAAGCGTGTCGACATCCTCTGTTGCCAACCACTCTCTAAAATTTCCATATGTATTTTCCCCTATAAAGTTATATACAGTGGGCTCACCGTCATCAAGCATTGCACATATACAATGTATTCTAGTAGCGTTGAGTCCGTCAGTTTCTATATCAAAAAAAGCTTTCGTCATCTTCCAATACCTCCGTCAGTCTACCTGTCTCACTATCATATTGTAGTTTACAGGCTTTACCAGTTAGACCTGAGAACCTATTCTTTAGAACCCTAACAGTCGTTTGGTTTCTAATGATAGGGTCTTCGGCTTGTTGATTACGTTCCAATCCTAAGACGATATCAGACAGTTGTGCGATAGAGGATGAACCTCTCAGCTCTGCTAGACTTATCTGTCCTCCATCTTCGTGAGCCCTACCCGCAGGTCGTCTCAAGTGAGATATAAGGAATAAGCCTACTCCTGTCTCTTGTACTATCTTCCTAAGCTTGGTCATAATAGCGTCAATAGTCTTACGCTCATCTAGTGTTCCGTCTTGGTCACTGACTACGATTGATAGGTGGTCTAAAACTATCCACTTACAATCGAACGATTTAGCATAAGTTCTAATCACATTAAGTAGTGAGTCTTCCGACATACTACCGAAGTGGTCATAAAAATATACATTCTTATCAGCGACAGACCTCTGCCATAAATCCTTCTTGACTTCATCACTCAGCTCTCGTTCAAACTGAGGTATGTGGATAGGCATATTAGCTTCAATAGACATAAGACCTTTTACGCTACGCTCGATAGACTCTTCCAAGTGAATGATAGCTAGGTTATCGTCAGTCGTATCTAGTATGTATGCTTCCAACTCTTTTACGAGACTGGTCTTACCCATACCTGCACCACTGGTGATAGTCACTAGCTCCTTCTCTCTGAACCCGTAGGTCAGCATATTCAGACCTCGATATGGATAGTCTATAGAGACAATGTTCTCATCTCTCAATAGATGTTCCCAAGTATCACAACCTTTAATGATACCTGCAGGTGTATAAGACTCAGCAGACCACCAAGCATTAGTGAACTCTTTAATCTTACCGTTCATTAACATCTCACTAGCGTCCTTCATAGGCAACTTACATATCTTTAGTTTGCCGACAGATATAATATCCTGACAGGACTTAACAGCGTCCCACCCTGCTTGGTCTTGGTCGAAACACAAGACTACATTATCGAAGGACTCGATGTATTCTAAATTTTCTTTGACATCCCGTGCAGATGAAGACGCTCCATTCTTTAGAGAGACCACCTGCCACTTGCCGTCAAACATCTCACTTACAGATAGGGCGTCTAGCTCACCTTCACATATAGTTAGGTACTTGCCTCCTGAACGATTAGCGTTCTGTCCGAATAGACCTGAGCCTTTATTAGTACCTAAGATTTGAAACTCTTTAGTCTCGACAGTCCTCTCTTTATAACCGAGTAGCCTATTGCTCTCGTTAGAGTCGTAGTATGGGTAGTAATGTTTCTCTACCTTACCTGCCTTATCGAAACCTACAGTCACACCAAACTTAGATGTGATTTTAGATGATATCCTCCTATCCTTGATAGCAGAATTAGACACACCTCGCGGTGTAATTGTTTGCATAACTCTTACCTCCTTCTCTATAAAATTGTTGTCACCGGTGACATCTTTTTGATAATGTCCACAAGCGTTACAATAACCGTGACCGTCAGAATAGACCGATAGGTTATCACCTGCTCTGTCCCCACCTGTCTCTCGACAAGCAGGGCAGGGCGAATGCTCTACGAATGTAGAGGCATTATGCAGAGAAGAACTCACCGGTCTCAGCGTCAGCAGACTTGTAGCCTTCGGTACGTTCGTGTACCTTGACCGCAGTGAGATAGGTAGCTACACCGTGTTGCGGGTGTTCGTTACCTTTTTTCCAGAGTACCTCAACAACACTCTCTGCTCCAAAGTCGTGACCTATAGACTCACCGTCTACAGTCTTGACCATTTCAAATGAGAGAGGATATTTTGTTGAGAATTTACGGGCTTTATAAGAGCCACCGTCCTCAGTCTTGATAGTGCGAACCTTAACACCTTCACTCTCTAGAGCCTTAGCTTCCTTAGAGTCAAGGGCGACAGTAAGTGTGTACTTACCAGTGTCCTCACCTTGAAATTTTTCCGTGCTATCTAGATAGACGTACTTTGCTATTCCTTTAGTTACCATATTTATCTTCCTCGAGACCTACAAAATAGACTGAAAGGTAGCGGTCTCTAAGACTACCTCAGTCTGTAAACGATTAAGTGAAACACTTGTAAGATGAGAGTTTAGCGTAGAGTAAATCATTAGTTTTTCACCCAGCTATAAAATCGTCTCTTAACTTATATCTTATAGAGTGTCTAATTACGTTCCAGCTTCCCACCTAGTAGAGCCTTTACTCGACTCTACCTGAAAGAACCCCGCTTGTACTTCGCAGTCCGACCATCTTCATACCTTCGTATGGTTTAACACCCCGTAAGATGCAATGGAAATCCTTTAGCCAAGTGCTTCCTTAATCATTCAACTATAGAATTAATCAAAGTGACAATCATAATGGTTATCACTTTAATTAATATCTATAGTAATATTATACTACACTTTTACCCATAATCAATATTAATATCTTCTTTTTTTATAACCTCCTCCTCCTCAAGATAATAGTTAGATTTATGACGGCAGATACTACATAGGTCTAGGAACTGAGACTTATCTTTAGAGTCTCTAGCCTTAGCCTCCCAGTCGGTGAGTAGTCTATCACAACATCGACATCTCATTCGTCCGCCCCTGCTGACTCAATGTCCTCAGCTGACAGCTCGTCCTTATTCTCATAAGTAATAGGTATGCCGTCAGCATTCACCTTAATGTTGTCACCGGTGACAGGATTGTAGTAAGCATTCACTAGCCTCTGAAAGAAGGGGACAGGATTGAGTTTACTCTTTACCTTCTTAGTCATAACTTCTCTACCTCCTTCTCGAGAATTTCCACTCTCTCAGTTAATTTACGAAGGGCGAAGAGGACTGAACCCTCCTCGCACCATTCGTTCTTAGGGAGCTGTTCGCACACCTTAGCCGTAGCTATTCGGTGTGCGTCAGACTCAGTTATAGCATCAATGTGCATAAGTACCCCTTACGACAGGTTGATTAAAACGAATGTCGTCTAGCATAGGTAGGACTTTTCTAACCTTATCCTCCCTATTGAGAATTATAGACGATGTGTTAGCCGTATTTTTCACCTTGTAGTGAGTCGACCAGTGCGTTAGAGTGTTGAATAATGCCCATAGGTTATCACCTAATCTTCTAACATAGCCTTCGTGACTCTCATCTAATGACACTCTAATAGACTTAGAGTCTTTAGCTAGAGCCTTGAATACTCTGTCTACCTGAAAAGCATTCACGCGGACATTAGGATATTCCCTCCAACTGTCAGCATTCTCTTCGAAAAAATCTAGAGACAATGCTAAGTCCTTGATAGCTCTATCAGTGTCTAGGTTCAGCGTGTGCTTATGAGCGTACTGTTGGAATGCCGTACCTACTATCATTCCATTAGCACATAACAATCGGAAAGCACCTAGTATAGAGCGAAACCTCCAGCTAGTGTCGTAGCTATTTAGGACAGTTAGAGTTAAATCTAGCTCGTCATCGTCCTTTATAGATACCCTATGCTCAGGGAATGTGTACTCTACTTTAGTCCTTCCGCCACTATGGGACGTATAGACCTTTCGTTCCATACCTTTAGTATTTAGGTCGGATAGCTCTATAGCCTCGTCATATTGTGGGAATATGTCAGCGTTCTGCACTAATTGATAGCCACTACCCACGACAGATATTATCTTTTCTGTCTCAGGGTTAACTATCGCCTTGAAATCTTTAACATTCCCAAAACCCGTATAGCTATGCGTTCCGTATAGGTGCGGGCTTTCAAAATGTAGCGGGCGTTCCTCTACCCGTACAAAATTATTATCATTCATAATATATTTTTCCTTGTATTAAAGTTAAAAAAGTCTTACTCTTGGTCTTACTCTCAAAAACACTGTTATAAATGCTTTTGAGGGCAAAACCGGTGAAATAGGCTTACGAGGATTCGATTCTCGCGTACTTCTCGCACCGACCTTGACCTTACTATTCCCTAATCTAGGTGTTTCATAGGCGTTTACCTCTCTATTTAGTTATAAAGAGTAAAGGCTAACCGAAGTTAGCCCTTAGTTTTTATAGCTTTTAAGCGGTATATACTTTGAAATTACGCTTACCAAAGTTTAGACCATAGCCCTGATTATCCGCGTACACATTGTATTTTTTAATGGATTCTCTAGGATAAGTCTTTAGTCTAAACTTTAGACCTAAAATATCAAAATGAAAAAATGATTTTTTAGGTGTCAAGCTGTCGTGATAAATATTTATCATTTCAGTTTTCCTCGCCGGTGAGGGTTAAAAATTTGTTAAATGCTGTCACCGGTGACAACTTCTAACAATATATAACTAACTAACTAAGTGCAAACGATACGCCTCTTAGTCTAGATAGTCAATAGGTCTATAGCAAATCCGCTGTCATCCTTCCTAGCCTTACCTTTAGCCAGTAGACCGACGACGACGCCGTTAGGGTCTAGAAATCGATGGTCGGTTAGGTCGCCATTGATAACCTTCCGACCCTTGAAGGTATCCGGAAGAGTCTTACCTTTAAATACGACGGCGATATTGTAGCTAGACTTCCAGACAGGCTCGAATAACTTCATATACTTTGGGTTCGCTTCCGAATAACTAAAAGTCAAATGATAGTTAGCCGGTGCGACCTTCTTATGCCATTTGATATTTTTTGTGTAGTCGTAAAATTGCACTTGCGGAAATTCCTCGATTATTTTCCTGTAGTTAATATCGCTTATTACATTTAATCTAATCGCCGGTTTTACTTCGTGCTTCTTGCAGTCGTGAATGAATGCGAAAATATCACCGCGTAACATTGCGAAAAACGTCTCGCGGTCATCTCGATATAATTCAGTTTTACGCGTCCGAGCATTGACAACTGACGGCATATTCCCGCGACCTGCCCAAACAAGGCAAGTCTCACGACAGCCGGCGAGCTTTGACATCGGACAGACATTGATACCTTCAGCATAGTCCGAAGGCATTAACGACAGTCCGGCGATAATATACTCTTCACCGGTGTCAGGCTTCTTGATTTTTGCATTGCTTCCGACCGACAGCAAATTGTATTGCTTTTTGAATTTCATATATGTACCTCTCACGTCATTGAATTACTTGTAATTATCCTTTTTATTATTCAGCCAGTCAATATGCTACGGACAAAAAAAACCCCGCGTTAACGGGGCTTTTTGGGACTCTCAGCGGGTGCTACTTGCTGACAGTCATTCCGACAGTCTTACCGGTCAAATATGCCTTAGCTTCTAACAGCTGATTGTTGTATGCCTTGCGGTCAGGGTGAGCTAATCCGTCTGGCTCATTGTCAGCCTCCCAATTTGCTATCACTTCGACCAGTGGTTTGGGCTTCGGTGCTTCTGCAGGTTCTTTGTCAGTGATAAACTCAAAATACTGTCCGCGTTGCTCTTCAGTGTACGCACCGTTCTTGATATCGTCCTCTTTGACAATGCGAATTGTATACCGAGTCTCTTTATGGTCTAACTTCAAACGGTCACAGATTGCTTCCTGAGTTTTGACCTTCGCGATTAGCTTCTGCATTTTGTGTACCTGCTTTCCGAATGTTGTCAGGTCGTCATTGGTTAACGTAGCTTTTTTGGTATTCAAAGTCTTCAAAAATTTAGTTTTGAAGCCCTTGTTACCTGCTACTTTTTTGATAACGTCGGTCACAAAGTCTTCACCTTCTGCAATGGTCAAACTTACGTCTAACACCGCGTCTATTATTTGAGTATCTGTCATTTTGTTATTATCTTTTTTCATAGTATTATTTTTCCTTTTGTTATAGTGCTAAAAATGTTTCCATAATGCCGTACTGCTCGCCGGTGCGTTCTGTATGTCTCTCACCGTGTGCTTCAGCTTCACGCCATTCGCCTTTTGAATATACGCCTAATGCGTACTGGTCTAGCTCACCGGTATCCCTGCAGGAATTGAATATATCGTCCCAATCAGGTCTATCCGAGTCTCTGTATGCCTTGAGTAAGTAAACTGTAACACTGCGACCGGCTGAGACTGTACAACCAGCACCGTCATAGTGATACATATCTTGCTTCCTTTCGTCAGCTTCAAGTATCTTTTGTTGTTGTAAGTTATTCATAATGCCTCTCTAAGTTATTGATTTTCCTAAGTTTTTTCAGCTTAGCACCCGTGCATTATTGCCTCGAGATGTAGACATTATATATTAATATGCCCGTGTGTACATACAATCGTGATAATTTAGTTTTGTATGGTCTCTCGAATGCTGTCACCGGTGACAACTTTTGATAGTCCTGAGATTCATACTCGCGGTCTTTTTTTTCTCACTTATGTACACGCGATTCGCCCGCACTCGAGAATTTGCCCCGCGTAACATTCGAGACTTCTCGAGAAATACATAGTAAGCCCCTAGATAATCACCTAAGTACGCGAGATTCGAGTATTTCGCACGATTTACAGCTTAGTCCCTGCTTAGTCCCTGCTTAGTCCCAGCTTAGTCC